TACACATGGCAGTAATGGGAATCGAACCCATGATCGCGTCGTTATGAATGACGTGCTTTACCACTCAGCTATACTGCCTGGCGGAGAATAGAGGATTCGAACCTCTGGTGTTGTTACACACAAGACCTTTCCAAGATCTCACCATAAACCACTCGGACAATTCTCCAGTTTGAGTGCATGTGGACTTGATACCATATCTCCAGGAATTACCCCGGTGTTTTACTTAAACTAGCAGCACATATATGAGAGTAAGAATTCTCTCAACGGAAGTGGTTGGATTTGAACCAACGGAGGGTTTTACCCCTCAAAGTCTTAGCAGGACTCCGCATTAACCCACTCTGCCACACTTCCAAGTTTGGGAAAAGGTGGAATCGAACCACCATTGCCAAGGGACAGAATCGAACTGCCTCTAACGCCGTCGCGCCCACCACCAAGGTGCTTTCCCATATAGTCCCAACGGGATTTGAACCCGTGTTTCAACCTTGAGGGGGTTGCGACCTAGACCGCTAGTCGATGAGACTTTAAAGGAGGTAGTCATCCTCCTACCTTTATTCTCTTGGTCGGAATACTTGTCTTTAAGATTGACTAGATCAAGGACTTTTTTCCTCAGATGGACTAAGGTTCACCAGATTGGAACAACGAGATTTGAACTCGTGACCGCACGGTTATCAGCCGTGTGCTCTACCAACTGAGCTACGTTCCATTAAAACTAGGTGAAAGGTCATTCGCATTTGCCCTTTCCATTTCACATTCAGAAGATTGAGTTTGCAACCTCGTTCTTCCTATACCTAGTAATTTAATCTAAATGAATAGTCAACCCTAGGCTGGGTTTGTTTAGCCTACTTCAGAATCTACTTCATCTAGATATTTGAAAATCCTAAGATTTTCAATGGGAACAATCGGACTCGAACCGATAACACCATGTTCTTCAAACATGTGCTCTACCACTTGGAGCTATGTTCCCTGGCACCCCGGGTTGGACTCTAACCAACGACAAACCGCTTAGAAGGCGGATGCTCTATACAACTGAGCTACCGGGGCTCAGTGCGCCGTGCCGGAATCGAACCGACTATCCAACTCCATTGTCTGGGTGTCTTTACCAATAGACTACCGGCGCGTGGGCGAGGGTATCCACCTACGATCGTCGACCTTGCAACTTATACTGAAGCCGGTTTCGTCGTTCTACGATGTGGCATACGGGACCCTTCGTTTAAACCTCCGTTCCTTGGAGGCCCCTGGCGCTTGTGGCGCCGATCGGGATACTTGGATTTGAACCAAGATTATTCCTGCTCCCAAAGCAGGTGCCATGACCAAATTAGGCGATATCCCGTAAATGCTTCTATGAAGCAACTGGGACGGCAGGGATCGAACCTGCGACAACCTGGTTAACAGCCAGGCGTTCTACCGCTGAACTACATCCCATTGAAGGCCTATGTGTGAGATCAGGTCTTACAGAATAAAATTGCCTGCACAGAGACATAGGCTCAGCGCCAAATATAGGACTCGAACCTACAACCTTTGGTTTTGGAGACCACTGCTCTACCAGTTGAGCTAATTTGACAGGATGAATACGTTCTATGGCGTAACAACGACTAGTTACGTATTCAAGCGGAGAAGAAGGGACTCGAACCCCCGAGGCTTTTACACCCAACAGTTTTCAAGACTGCGCCCTCGACCAACCGGACCCTCTCCATACACCACCAGCATCCCGGTTTATCTTTCCGGCGCAAGGTGGCATAGCAGGTTTACCCTTTATCTCGCTCCGGGACTACGGAAACCTACAAATGGCATCCCGGCACAAGCCTATTCCGACATGCTCAGCTGATAGGCACTGGGATTGCTGAGCACCGACGACCCATACGGGATTTGAACCCGTGTTCTCCACCGTGACAGGGTGGCGTGATAGACCGCTACACTAATGGGTCAAATGGAATCTAGGGGACTCGAACCCCTGACAGCTTGCTTGCAAAGCAAGAGCTCTACCAACTGAGCTAAGACCCCATGGCGGAGGTAGGATTTGAACCGTTTGAGACGACCTTCGGGTTATGAGCCCGACGAGCTACCAGACTGCTCTACTCCGCGATGAGAGAGGAGGGAATTGAACCCCCGATGGTTCCGATGTGACGGTTTTACAGACCGTTGCTACACATATTGCCAACAGTAGCCACTCTCCCATAAAATCAATGGGGTATCTCGGATTTGAACCGAGGACTAACCGGTTAAAAGCCGGATACTCTAACCAGACTGAGTTAATACCCCTTAAAATGGTAATTTATTAAGTTTTCAAGGTTCGGGGTTGAGAGCCGGAGGTCCGTCTCCCTCACCCATGAGACTAATATACCATGGATAGGAGGCCTTGGGAATGGCCTGGTGGCCAGTTGATAAGCCGTCTATCGCAAAGAAAAGAGGGGAGAAGTCTTTTTGACCTCTGCCCCTCTCGTAGTTTGCTTATAGAGTTTCCTGTATTAGCAAATAAGAGGGACCGACACCTTATCTCTCGATGGTGAGGAGGGATTCTCAAATGTAATATACAGGAAGTTAGTCATACTAATCTATAAACACTTCACCAAAATCCTGGAATAAGTTGCCCAGTGCTGGCGTAGTTGAGGATTGCGGCCATAACGCCGATCATAGCCAGGCGTCCATTGAGCTTTTCAGCTCGTTCATTGTGCGTTTCGTAAACTTCTTTGCTCATTTGTTCCTCGATGATAGGGTCAATGTACATTTGAGGTTCTTTTGCGAACATGTTTTGTTGCCCGCGCTCATTAGTCGTAATCGTCATAGAGATAAGAACCTTTTTATTTCCTTAATCATTTTACCATGAAAATAGGGGTCTTTGGGACCCCCATGGTCAGTTTGTCAGGAGGCCCTGATCAGAACTTGAATCCCAGACCGGTGGTAAGCACGGGGGAATAGGAGGCGTCGCTGGCGCCGTAACTATCACCAGCGTTGGTGGTGGGGAATTTCAGATCGGCAAAACCAACAAGCGAGTTGGTCAGACGACCTTCGATGCCCAGGGCAAACACCACTTGACCCTTCTCACCAACGGCGGATTGGAAGTTGGCTTGCGTGTCATTCACAAAGGGGACTTGGTAACCCGCCCCGGCGTAAATGTTAACGGCACTCACACCTTCCCGCTTGGCAACTGAGAAGTCATAGGAGAGAAGAGCACCGCCACCAGCTCCGAATTGCGAGTTAGGACCGGCAACGAAGTTGGCGTAGGGACGGATGGAGATGGCATTCTCGTTGGAGAACGTGTTAATTGCATAGCGGGCCTGAACAGTGCCCCCGGCAATAACGCGATCTTCACTATACCCACCACCCTCAACACCTTGCTTATTCAGCATGACACCAGCACCGAGATAGTTACCCACGCCTTGGGCTTTCTCAGCGGCAACTACTTCGAGTTTGGTAACGCGGTTGCTAACAGCGCCCACTTCGGCACGCAGAGCGGAGGCCATAGCCGCGTCTCTAGCATCGGCGTACGTGGTGATTTCATCCAGACAGGCGTTGGTCAGAGCGGCAAGTTCAGCACGGGTTGCCGGGGCACCAGCACGGAAGGTACCATCAGGGAAACCCACGGCGCAACCATAACGATTGCGCAGATTCATAATGGCCTGATAGGCCCAGTTGGTAGGCTGAACGTCCGAAAACTGACCCTGAGGCCCGGCCATCGCGACCATTGGAGCAATTAGGCCAGTTGCGCCAATAGCGCCAATTGCAGAGATGAGCTTTTTCATATTTTCTTAAGATTGTTTGGAACAAAAAAGAGGAAGCGTTTTTCTAGGCTATCTGCCTAGCAACTACATCCTCAAGCGGAATAGGGGACTCGAACCCCTGACATCCTACTTGGAAGGAAGGTACTCTACCAACTGAGTTAATTCCGCAGTGACCCCTCTGTTTGAGCTACCGACGTGGTTATGCTTGAGGGGTGTTATGTGATTATTATACCACATTTACCAACTACAATCAACCGCCAATGGCCGGTGCAAAAAGTGGCTGAGGAGTTGCAATTAAATCTTCAACAGATTTCGGAGAAATTGGAGAATAGTCCGGTCTGACAAAGTAGAATCCTGCTCTGTGATTCGTAAATGCCGCAAGGTCGTTATGCGCCCCAACCACGTATCCCCTAATCCCTGATTGGTGGAGTACTGACGATCCACCTAAATAAATCCCTACGTGATGGGTGTCTCCAGGCGTACCCATAGCAACAACGTCTCCAGGGCGAAGATCCTCAGGGTTCCTATTTACACTTCCCAGGGTTCTGATAGTATCTGCCCATGGAGTCAGGGTTGGGGTTTTCAAACCCAGCGCTCCCAAAAACTCCTTAACTACGTTAGAGCAGTTATTGCGTCTGAAATTAAATTTCAAAAACTTGTTTTTGTTAGAGATATATTCCTGAAAGAAGTCAGGGGTTGTATATTCTTTTTTTGTTGTTTCGTCGTTTACAATCATAACTTTTGTAGTTTTTTTAAATACTCTGATCCTATCTCTGAACGTTTAGCTATAGCAGCTTTAGATTGTCCTTTAGCTGCTTTATAAGCCTCAACGGATTCCCTTACCAATTGTACATATGGATCCCCATCCAACTCTGGGCGATAAATATCAATAAGTTTCCCCACCTTATTAAAATCAACTATGGCTTTATGGGGCTGATCTTGAATCTTACCAGAAAGCCCATAGTCGATAAGTGTGGCGTCCTTGCCACCCTCGCCGTCGGTTAAGAACTGCTCATTATGCATATCACCGTGATAGAACCCCATTTTATGTAGGTCACGGATTGCTGCTAAGGCTTTTTGAGCTTGTTCAGTTGTCATTTTTAGGTCGCGCTCTTTTTCCTCGTCTGTGCGGTTAAATCCACCAGACCAAAGTGGCTTACCCTTGGAAAAATCCATTTCAATATGAGAAGGTGAAGATGAATAGATTTTTGGTGAATGGCCTAACTCAGCCATCTTCTTACCCAATTCCACTTCATGCGGACCCCATTCCTTACCTTCTTTAAGGGTTTTTACTACATGGCCAGACTCCGGATCTTGGTAGACAACACCATAATTACCCTCCGCCAGTTTCTTCATTTTGGAGACGTCTGGCATATTAGAGGTGGTTTGGTTTTGCTTTGATTCCTCCACTCTATCATCCCCACCCACTAGCTTCCAACGACCAGTAGCCTGTTTTTGAAGTGTATGGCCAGTTTGAGGGTTCTTATAGATCTGTCCTGCAGTGGCTATTTTTCTTATAGCCTCCGGTACCATCTCATCAGAGTAAGAAGCGTTTCTCCAGCCATCCGGCCACCAACCCACAGTCATTTTATCTCTTGCATTTCCCTTACTTTAAACTTCAGGGATGGCAAAAGATCTAACGACCTTGGCGACGATATTTTTTCTTCCGTCCGTTACGACTAGTGGCGGATAATTTAGTATTCCGAGATTTACCTTGACAAGTGGTTTTAGGCTTAGTAAGAATTAGTTTTTTGCCATTTTTAACGGTGATCTTTGCCATAGTTAGATATCTGCAACTCTCTAATTATATCATCTATTAACCATTTTTAGGTTATATGAGTTGGGTGAAAAATATTTAATTACATAAGAAATTAAAGTATCTGACATAATTTCACCACAAGAAAACATATCAATTGCACAACAACCTGTCTCCGGCCAAGTATGAATAGAGAAGTGGGATGTTGATAGTAATGCTAAATACGTATATCCACCTGCGCCGGGAAACTTATGAGAGGACTCATCGAGTACTTCTGCCATACAATCTCTAAGTTCAGGACCAATAAACTCTACAAAAGACTCCATCTCTTGAAGAAGAATCGGATCAACACCAAAAAGATCGAGTAAAAAATGCTTTCCCATTTCAAAAATTAAAAAAGTGTATCTCTGAGAACTCAGGACTGGAAGTTAACTTACAAACTTTAAACCCAGGTACTACCAAATGGGTAAAGTTAGGGAAAAATGGCCTGTAATCCCTGAATATGCGGCCTCTTTTCTCAAATAAGCAAGATACGCATACTTTATGTCCAATTGCAGAAAACTCGTTTACTACACGAATATACGTATCAAGAACCTTCTCATTCCATTTAAATCCCGCTCCGTACGCCCCAAATTCTGATGGTAGGTATAGATGGAGAAAAACGTTGTCATTTATGATACTCTCTGCCATCGTAGAGAAGTCTTCCTTACGAAAGAGAAGGTTTTTCTCCCGGCTTTGCCGGGATGCCAGGGCTAAACCATCATACGTGAAGGAAGTGGGTGAGTATAGGGCATCATATCCTCGTTCTCTATAACGTTGTTTAAATCCGCTTCCCACCCATAATAGATAAAGTCTAGCACTTTCAGCCGATGATGGGTTGTTAAATTTAACTGTTTTATTGAATACTTCTCTAGATGAGTAATATTTTCTTTTTGTGTAACATGACCCAAAATCTTGCTCAAAGAAAAACTTTACTGTTTTTACGCAAGTAGAAGTTTTTATAAACTTGTGCATATCTACCACATACGGTTCTTTTGTAACTCCAATGCCTCCCGCGCAGGAGTACAAGAGCGAACCGGTGGTTAAACAAACATCATACACATACAGATTTACAAGTTCAGGTCGCTGGAGGAGTAACTCATCAGTCGTGAGCATTTCCCTCCCAGCGTACCTAAAAGTGAAGGGCTTATGGCTTGAGTTTTCTCCAAGTTTTTCCGTTGTAGAAACAGATGAGGTCATTAGCAAAGATTCTTATAGTACCGGGTGGAGTGTAATAGGTCTTATTCTTGTCATCATTAAAAATATCTTGTAGTTGATATGACACATACTCCTCAGTATTTTTTACGATCTCAATGGCCTTATTGAGAAGGTTGTAGATATCTTGGTTTGAAAACTGTACGTAATGAATAGCAAATTCCGTGGCGCTCATAGGCCTCGCATCAACAATGTACTTACATGGAGAATGCTTTGCTCCACTCTCCACCAAGTCTTTAAGCTTTTGAAACGCTGTGGGTTTTATTTGGCAGAAAAGGTCAGATCGGATGTAAATGGTTTTAGTTTTCATCGTGTCGACATGTCAAAAAGGAACTCTTTTACATAAAAATTGGCAAAGTCTTCTGAAAAATAGGATTTCAAAATTCCATGAGCTGGGTCGTTTTCCGCCATGTGTTTATCATAGGCCACATGAAAATCGCGATTGCTAGGTCCGATGTTCCCGTACATAAGCGCCATTTTGTATCTGGCTAAGTATCTCTCCGTCCAGTTGATATAGTCATCGTGGAAATCCGTATCCGACTTTCTGATCCAGAACCGACTGGAAAAGTATTTTGAAAGATCATAAAATTTAGACTGCTCAGTGGAACGTCGAGGAAAGTCGTAAAGATACTCGTCAATATGCGTTTCGATGTAGGTGGGGTCTTGGGAGAGAGGGTGGAAGTCAATAGCACCAAAAAATTTCTTACCAGCGATGGTAATGTACTCAGTGCCAAAGATAGGGGTCTTAGTCTCCCAATGAGGGTAGATGACGAGAGTTTCCGCGGTGAACTTACCTGGTACTTCAAACTCACACAACCTAGCCCGGCGAATGATCTCGCCCTTCCAAGCATAGGATCTGAGAACAGCGTTTCCTTCGGTTTTTTTAGGACAGACACCTTGTGGTAGTAGTGAGTCGTCTTGTTCAAACTCAGGGAAGTGGATTCTTATGCTTCTAATTAGGGACATCTTGGTAACTTTGCACGTGAGCTTGTAGAACAAAAAAATGTCTCCTTTTCCATATCAACTCTCCCAAGGTGCTTTAAGCCCCATCGCACCTTTTTCCTCAACGGTTTGAATTTCCTCAGGAGAGAGCGTATCTCCCATGCATCCAACACCTTCGGGATAATTTTCTTCCGACTCAGGTACTTTCTTGATGACGATGGTGTTATTGGTTTTGTCAAAGCTGACATCAACAATATCCCATTCTTCAAACCCTACCTCTTCTACTAGGTCGGGGGGAAAAACAATAATGCCGTCGGCGCCCATCTCCACGGTCCAGGTTTTTTTGTTTGACTGGGCTTGTTGATGAGCCGGAATCATAAATTCGTGCCAAGCTTTTTGAAAAAAACCGTGAAGTTTGTCTTCTTTGCTACTGAGTAGGAGTTTAAGTGCGATGAGAAGATTAGTAGTTTCATCGACTTCCAACCTCTCGATGTGATGGCAAGCAAGATCGATGATCTTATTCAGCGAAGAAAGATCTACAATCTCCTGTTCAAAATCGTTCATAAATGGGGCAGTGGAATGAAAATCAATCATTTTGCACTTCTTCCCAAACAGGACGTTCAGCCTTACGTAGATTTTTTAGCATTTTGTAGTGAGTTTTGATTTCTTGATAGGCTTGTTCTGGGGTGATTTTATTACTGATTTCTAGTCCTGCGATTAGGGCAACTTTGTCGCCAAATCTAGCCAGAGCCCTTTCAAACTCGCTAAGATTTTCATACATATCAGTAGTTCGAGGAGGAGTCCTCTGAATCATACTTCAGTCTATGTACTTTGTCAATCATTTGTTCCAGTTTGTCAACAAGCATCTCCAGCTCTTCAACACGATCCAACAACTCGTAGGTAAGTCGGGTTTCGGGGAAAAGCAGCGATTTAATTTTTCTTAGCATAGATAACACTGTGATAGTAGTTGTTGTACCGTAAAAATCGGGACAGAGACGGAGTTATTCCTAAACTTGCACAGCATTCAAGATACGAGATCCACTCATACCATGGAGTGGTTGGATCGAGTGGCGGCAAATTCACTGACGCGTTTGTCCAGGCCCTTTCCCTCAAGTGACTTGGCGAGAAGTTCTGCATAGCGTTCGAGATACGCCGAATCAAAGGCTGCCACACCTGACTCTGCAATCTGATTATGCATTTTTTTAAGTTGGGTCCAGTCATTTGCGTCCATAAAAAGAGGTATATGTGCAATGATTCTAACACAAACTCTTCATTTATCAGACTTTTTTAAGTTTTTCTTAAGGGTCTGATTCGCTTTCCATTTCATTTTTGCGGTATCGAGTCGGAGTCTAGGATAGAATTTTAGCCAAAAAATCCCCCTTGCAACGCTTAGCCGGGCAACTTTTGACATTAAAACTATAAATCTACCTACATTCGGATCAAGGGCCATCATGTACAATACAATGGCAAAAAGACCAAAAAAGAAATAGTAGTAGTAGAGGTAAAAATTCATAATCAGTCCCAAAAGGTATTTAATGTTGTAATACAACGCGTAAAAATACTAAAAGAAACAAATCTAGAAGTAGATTTTCCAGTGTTTTTTAGATCTTCTAGCATTGATAATGTGGCTCTAGTAACAGGATTATCTTCTACAAAGTCCCTATAAACAAAAACATTGAACTTCTCAATATATTGAAGAATGTAATTAGGATTTAAGGAAAATCCAACTCGGTGTTTGTCGGAAATGTCATATTCAGGATCCGTGGAGAAGGAGATTAATCGACTAAGCTCAGTATTTTCAATTTTTTTAAATTCATGGCCTGTGTGTAAAAAATGATTATGTATCTGAACTGGATCATCCACCTCGTACAAAGATGCCTTAGACCACTCTTCTGACATCGACTTGCAAACAATAAGATCATATTCATCCACTACTCTAAACACAAGATTGACACGTAACCAATTATACTCGTCTTCTGGTGAAGATTGCTTGTATGAAATATGCAAAATTTTAAAGTCATTTTTTTCATCCATGGCGTTTAAGAGAGTAAGTTCATACTACCACAAAAATTTCAATAGCATATCCTTACGCTATCTTTGCGCATTAATAGAAGATAACGTCATGGAAAGAAAAAGTCGGGGTTTGAATAACTGCTACTAACTCATCGCTACTTGAGAGAATTGTCTCAAATCTCCCATTTGCATTTTGGTCCCAGTAGATATTCAAATTATCTCCGACTCTAGTGGTAAAGTAATTACCTGCCAGTAGTTGTAGTTTATCTACTCCAGATTGAAAGTTTTGAATTAGGGCATAATCACTTGTCCCTAGAGTTCCGTCCACTCCATCGTTGTAGAATGCTCCACGAGAATCTGCAAGAATAAAAGTATCTGCTCCAGTGCTTCCAATAAGAATATCAATTTGCCCTGAAATTGAACCTGTAAGAGAGACACCGGCAATTGTATCATTACCCGGCCCACCAATGATGGTATCGTTTGCCTCAGTCCCCCAGAGAGTTTGATTTGCAACTGTGGGTAGATTACTCAGAATCGCAAAAGGGTCTGCAGTTCCAGCATAGAATGGAGTTGCCATTCCCGTTGAAGTTACTTCCCCCATCAAAAGCAATCCCGCAACATGAGGCGCTGCCATTGAAGTCCCGCTGAGATAGGCAAGTAATCCAGCCTTATAGTAGGACATTATACCGACTCCCGGTGCCGCATAATCCACTGTGTCTAAGGGGTCTGTGGGCGTTACAGTGTCCCAGTTCGACCACGCTGGCATAGCCCCCATTGAATCTACTGCAGAGACCGTGTAGACGTTTGGGTGAGTGCCTACACTTGCAGGAGAAGTCGTGTCAGCATCGATGCCGGAATTTCCTGCTGCAATCGTAAACCGAATTCCTAAGTTTGCTGCGCGAAGAATTGCGGCATTCAAGGCAGAATTAAGAACTCCACCAAGACTCATATTAATCACAACCTTTGACAAATCGAGTCGGTTGGTGATGATTATATCTGCTGCATAATTAACTGCGTCTATAATCGAAGAGAGAGTTGCCGAACCACTGTTATTGAAAACCTTTAGTGAGACTATTTGTGCTCCTGGAGCAACTCCAACAATCCCACTGTTATTTGCAAGTGCTCCAATCGTTCCGGCAACGTGAGTCCCGTGACCATTACCATCAACAAATGGAGATTGACCCAGAATCCAACTTCTAGACCATTGAGTATTTAAATTCAAGTCTCCAGTGATATCCAATACTCCAGAATCAATTACAAAGGCATAAGCACTTGACGCAATATTCCCAAGACTTGAAAGATTCTGCCCATTCCAGACTGCCTGAGTTCCGTAGGGTATGGTGTCTCGGGTTGGAATTGCCGCAACATTATAGTCCACAAGAACCTGCGGAAGATACACCAGTTCTTCTGTTTTTTTGTAATTCTCGCAGTGCCTTCTATAACGTCTTCTGTTTCTCATTTTTAGATAGTGGTACTATATGACTATTTTAATGGGATTGGAGTCTTATGTCAAGAAGAAGAAAAAAAAAAGAGACCCCTCCGTTTGAGGTCTCTTTATTATGCTATTATTTGGCTTTATATCAACCAATTGTTGGAGCAGTAAGAGCAACAGGAGTTGCTTCTACGCTGGCAAGGTCGAGAGGGAAGTTGTGAGCGTTACGCTCATGCATCACCTCCATGCCCAGACCAGCACGGTTGAGGATATCAGCCCAAGTAGGGATGACACGGTTCTGGCTATCAATCAGTGACTGGTTGAAGTTGAAACCGTTGAGGTTGAAGGCCATGGTGCTAACACCAAGAGCAGTGAACCAAATACCAATCACTGGCCAAGCGGCAAGGAAGAAGTGTAGTGAACGGGAGTTATTAAAGGACGCATATTGGAAAATAAGACGACCAAAATACCCATGAGCAGCGACAATGTTATAAGTCTCTTCCTCTTGACCGAACTTATAGCCGTAGTTCTGGGACTCGCTCTCGGTGGTTTCACGCACCAGGGAGGAGGTTACGAGGGAACCCCTATTATACCTTATTTTCATAAGGAGTGGACTATATCATCAACCTATTTTATTAGGTTGTCGGGCACTTAAACCTGTTATTAAGGGGACTGAACCCCTCAGGTAGTCTCTGAACCTTTCCTAGATGTATCTAGGACTTGGATGCTGATTGCCATATTACTAAAGTTTTTTACAAGACCAACTGTAAGCATTTTTTCTTTGACCTTTTAGTAGAGGAGTTACTCTTTTGAAGTTTTGATTGGGAACTATTTTTTGTAGTTCTTCTAAAACTTCTCCACCAGTTTCGCAGTTGATTATACAAACCGTTTCAACTTTGTCATAAGAGAAAATATACTTATCAGTAGAAGTAATAGCAACATTTTTGTTTCTATTTTTACCTCCTACTTTGCCACCAATACTTCTCATTTTCATAGCATACTCAGACTTTACAGAACGAGCAGACATTTCTTTTTGATAATCAGAACTCCAAAAATTTTTCTTGGATAATCTTAATGCTTCGTGTGTTTTATAAGCACCTTCAACTCTAAGAAGTCTCCAACCTTCACTATCAAAACCACACATCAAGTTATATGCTGCTAAGTCATAAACTTGACCGTATACATCGTACCTTATTTTATGTGCGAGTATGTGGTCGTCAAAAGATAATGAAGTAAGGTTTTCTGGATTATCAAGACCACCATCATGTTTTGGGACAATATGGTGGTCTTCAAGATAAGTATTGGGAGGATATGTTTTATTTTTACATTCCTCAATAAAAGATAAGTACTTGTTAGCCATACAGTTTATGTTACCAGAGTTATTTACATAAGTCAAGTAACATTTTAGTAACTTAGGGTTCCAGCAGTTCACCCGATTTTCACTTACTGATTACTCAGCAAGGGCACAGTTCCCTATGCATTGCTCCAGCAAATGCCCCACCAAATACACCAGCAACTCCAAGCATATGGAATGGGTGCATAAGGATATTGTGCTCAGCCTGGAACACCAACATGTAGTTGAAGGTTCCGCTGATACCCAGAGGCATAGCATCACTAAAACTACCTTGACCGAAGGGATACACAAGGAACACGGCACTCGCAGCAGCAACAGGTGCGCTGTAAGCAACACAAATCCAAGGACGTATACCTAGCACCACTAAAAGTGGTGGTGGACTATATCTTCACCTTACTCATAAGAGTTTAGGTGTCGGGAGCTAATGTCGTATTATATTCCACGCTTGGAAAACCGACTAGTCTCTGAACCTTCTAACCAAGTTCGTGGTTAGCTTGGCTGCTGATTTTATGAATTAGAATACTCCTTATTGGTTCCTTCGTTGATATGATATTCAACGAAATCTGAAGATAAACTTTTAAATGGAATTCTCACTCCATCAATTTTTATACCCCACCGTTTAAGATTAGCAAGTTTTTGTAAAGTTGCTTTAGGGTTAAAGAAACCTGTATTAGTTTCTCTTTGAAATTGAAGAGTTTTTTGAGCGCCAACTTTACCTGCATTTGACCTTTGTTCAAATGTAAGTTGTTGGTTTAACTCATTCATCCAGTTTTGTTTATCTTTTTTTGAGCGTTTGAGTGAAGCATTTCTACCAAACTCCGAACTATAAAAATTAGTTCCACGTTCTTTATGGATTTGATTGGTCTTACGACCACCAAGTTTCCCAGCATAAGAAGCCATTTCACGACGGGCATCTACATCTTTCCAACCACACATCTTTCTCCAAGAATATTTATCTTTCTCAGAAGATTTTGCTAACCACCTATAGTAATGAGCAAATTTGTGATTTTCAAATGTGCATTTAACTACATTTCCATCTTCATATAATCCTCCTTCATGTCCAGGAATAATACGATGTTTTTCGTAATATTCACCGTCACTAGGTTCAATTGTTTGAAGGTATGATATAAATTCGTCGTAAATGTCCATAGTTTCCAGCAATTCACCCGATGTTTATCTTGAAGTTTCCTTCAAGAGCCGCCTAGGGTTGACGGTATGAGAGTTCCCATTCACGACCCATATAAGCATAGATGCCAATGAGGAAGTGAAATACAACAAGTTGGAAAGGTCCACCATTGTAGAGCCATTCATCAAGACTTGCTGCTTCCCAGATAGGATAGAAGTGAAGTCCGATAGCATTAGAAGAAGGAACAACGGCACCACTGATGCCTTCCACGAAATCCATTCTTCATCCTCATAAGGTATCCAACCTTCTAAAAATGAAGAGACCATAGACCTAAGTGAATAATAAGGAAAGTTTGTTTTCTTTGCCCATGCTTTTGCAGATGGACTAGGTTTTCTACAAGATAACCATATTTGATATATGATATCTGCCTCTAACCAAGGTTCAATATTTTTTCCTTGTCTCCACTTAGAAATCTTCTTAGCAACATCAGGATTTTTCATATGATTTTTATCACCAGACATTTTGGGAAAATTGTATCCAAGAGAAACCAATTTACTCTTATCAACATTTCTAGTCCAATGATTATCTCCAATAGAATTATTCCATTTTTCTGGATTAACTTTTCTTGGATGTCCTTCACCTTTTAGATGTTCCCAATATTGAGGATTTTTATTTCTGGCATGATTTTCACCAGTTCCCCAACCCTGAGGTTCATTTGATAAGTTAAGGCATCCACTTCTATTGTAATGTAAAGAAAGCATTTTCTTTTCAGTTTCTCTACTATCTGTTTCTTCATTGAAGATTTCCAGAAATATCCAATCATCTGGATATTTTTTTAGAGAATTATGGAAGTGATCGTTTCCCTTAAACTTTCTATGAAATCGTTCTCTCTTTTTGAGAGTCATTGCGGTAGAACCCCAATAATAATCACCATTAGAAAGTCTTATTGCTAAGTAAGTTATCATGGAAGTTAGACTATATCTTCATCCTTTTACACTAATTATAACATAAAAGGAGTTGGGCGCTTAATCCTGTTATTAAGGAGACTAAACTCCTCAGGTAGTCGTTGAACCTTTCCAGAGTGTACTCTGGACTTGGCTGCTGATTGGGGTGGTCTTCCCTTTCCAGCAATTCACCCAATTTACTTCTTACAATTACTTGTAAGTGACACCATCTAGATGTTGTTGCCGTACATAAGAGAACCAGCAACTGGTTCACGAATACCATCAATGTCCACTGGGGGAGCACCGATGAATGCGATAATGAAGCAAGTAGTCGCAGCGAGAAGGCAAGGAATCATAAGGACTCCGAACCAACCAACATACAGACGATTGTTAGTTGAAGTTACCCAGTTACAGAATTGTTCCCAGCTATTATCTTGCCGACTTGGGGCAATGGATACAGTCATATTAAAATTTCGATATAGGGTTATGTAAATCAGAGGAATAGGGAACCTCCGATCTTTGTATTATAGGATACAAAACCGGCAACCACTATCCTCTGTAATAAACTTTAATCGAATGTTAGGAAATCATGACAAAGAGGAAAGAAGTTGAGGAACTATTACATGAGACGAGTAGGTGGATCTGATTAAGTCAACAGAATTTTTTCTCATGCGATAGTATTCGGAGGCGTCATTCCAAATCTCCTCGAGTAGACCAACAAACTTCTCCGGCTCAAGGACTTGTGGCCCTCCGTTCTTAAGATGGCGATTATCATCATCTATAGAAAGAAAAATCCCGGTTTGTGCTAACGTAGTCGCGGAGTTGGGCAGTGTTACTGTCGACAGAAAGTGCCGATGGAAGATGGGAATGGCAAGTAAAGCAGCTTCTAGGCCTTGATACTCGAAATTGTTTCCATAGTCAAGATTATTATGCTCGAAAGAGCGTGGGTGAGTGGCAAAAGCGCTGTTGGCAATGCGTTGTAACCCACGCTTATAGTCATAAGAGCCGATCACATACATCAAGTCGTGGTTTTGCCCAGTGCTATCAATGTAGTCAAATAGTTCATTATTTATTCTGGCAGAAGAGAAGGCCGACGGGCCCTTGATGGGTTTGTAAAAATGCTTATCAGTAAACCACTTAAGTTTGTCTTCGTAGTTTTTAAGTTGGGAGTAGCCTGCAATGGATCTTTCAAACCCGATCATTTCAGTGATAAACCCACGGTCGGCCAGGGCATTGTGAAGGTTCAGGACTACACTGCCACGCTTCCACGCCACCGCTCTTGCCGCGTTGATAAGTCTTTTACTCCTATCCCCCCTATCCAGATCGATCAAATCCTCTACAAATGGAACATGGAAGAAAACGTCCATCTTCTTCGTAACTTTTGAGATGTTCCTCTTCTTCAACCATGAGATAAACCCGGATCTAGTCTCTACGAGGGAGTGACAAAGCAAACCATCGCATGCTTCAATAGCATTAGCGTAGTCAGCATTACGACTAACACTGAGAAAATGATGATCGTGATTAACCATCCACTTCGGAATGGAGAGAGGCTCAATTAAGTACTCTACGTAATTTTCAGTAATAACTTTTGGGGCATTTTTTGCTGGTACGCTAAAAACCAGAGCCAAATCATACTCTTTATTGATCTTACGTACCAACTCATCAGCTTCATGAAAGCAAAACACCTTAACATCTATGTCTGTTGAGGTATCTGGCCTACCGATATTGAGGTTTAGGGCAAAAATATTGCATATTTGTCCGTTCTGATCGAAAAATGCCTTGAAGTGACGGGCGTAGGTACTCACCCCACACCCCTCCACCCCGCGAAGCATCAGAATGGCTACTCTGGGTAATTTCATAAAATATAGGTGTATGCTACGCTTTAAACAGCTTAAATTGCCGTTATGTTAGACATCCATTCCTTCAGTGCAATTTCAATGTCCTTGATTTTGTCTTTATCGCGCCCCTCCATGAACTTATTCCAGCAATGCTGTCCGCGTTTAGGCAAACCCTTCTTAATTGCTGCTTGTTTCATCTCTTCGAGTTTGGTTTTGCGCTCTGCGCGCCCATTACGGGTACAAAGTAACCTCTGATGCTCCCAATCCTCCCTGAATTGTGTCCATTTTGCCTTAATGTCGGTGTTTCCGGCATTATCTGTGAAGAATTTGGCCAATTCAGTGCGCTTCATGCCAAGTTTCTTACCTTCCTCCTTGATTTTGTCCTTAGGAGAGATAATTTTTGCCCTGCGGGTACCCGATTGGGTGGTAGTTTTGACCTTCTCAACACCAATGACGGCTTTTTCGACGATTTGAGTTCGGCGTTTGTCGGCAAATTCCTTCAACGACTCGACCTGGGCGATGATGTGGCTATTCATTTGAGCCGAATCGCCAATAATCCCGCCAAGGAGAGCCATTTGGGCCTCTAATTCGGTCTTTTGGGACTGCAGTTCAAGCTTTTCAGTGTTGACGAGGCGGCTGAGGGGCATTGCAAGCACCGCCAGGACCTGAACATCACTCAACTTCCATCGCTTTTGCAACTTCTCAGTAGCAATTGCTTTGGTTTTGGATGAACGAATCAGCTTCACCACCTCATCAATATCCGCGAGGATGGTCAGTAGGCCCTCCAAGATATGAATTTTGACGCTGAGTCGATCGCATTCCGCTTTATAACGGTTACGTAGGGCCTCACACCGAGCCTGATACCATTCGGCGATAATATCCTTAACCCCAAAAACAGTGGGAAGGTTACCAGCAATGGCCGTGGCGTTAACACTAAGAGTATCGTGGAGGTTTGTAAAGGTCAGGAGTTGGCTGATTACTGAGTTTGGCTCGGTTCCACTCTTCAAAACCACCTCGATCTCAATACCATCCCGAGATGAGTGGTCTTGAGCGTCGATGACGCCGACGATTTTTTCACTCTCCACTCCTTCCTTAAGGCGCTCGAGAAATCGTTCGGAACTCCCACTTGCAAGTGAGGTTACCACGATGGCATCACGAGTGGATCGTTTGCCATGGGCGACTTTCCTCACCTCCCAGGTTCCATATACCTTCAATGATCCTGAGCCTTTTTCAAAGGCCTGGAAGACGATGTCATCGTTGAGGATTCGGGCGCCATTAGGAAGGTCTGGGCCCTTGATGAACTTGAAAAGAGCCTTAGGAGTGATGGCTGGGTTCTTGATGTATTCGGTTACGCCTTTAATTACCTCGGAAAGGTTATAAGAAACGTGGTGGCAAGCATAGCCAGCGGCGATGCCCTGGGCCCCGTTGATGAGCAGGTGGGGAATAGTGGGTACCACCTCGATGACTTCTTGAGTAGAGCCATCATAGTTGTCCCTCCAGTGGCAAGAATGCTTATCGATTTCATCAACGAGCATACGTTGAGTTAGCGCTGAAGACTTGACTTCAAGATACCGTGCAGCGGCAGGAGAATCTTCAGAGATGGATTGTCCAACACTCGGCCCGGATTGAATACTACCACCAACGTTCCCGTGTATATCAGTAAGTAGATAACGAAAGGCCACAGATTGGCCCATGTTAATAGCCGTACCTGCGCATCCGCCTTGGGGATGATAGGTGCCGAGGACGTGGCCTTCGAGCCTTGAGACCTTTTTATATTGGCCATCGGGTTTCAGATTAAGGTCCTTAAGACCTAGAATGATTCGTCGTTGTGCGGACTTGAGACCATCAACTACGCTAGGTAGGGCTCTATTAAAAATGGCCACAGAGTATGAGAGGTAACTACTCTCAAGCTCCCTTGAGAGGGAAACTGGGATGATTTCTGCTACTGGTTTAGTGGCCATGCATTTAACGCATCTAACCTCCTCATCATATCAGAGAAAAAACGTATTGTCAACTTTCTTTTACATTTCGTGACAAAAGGAAGTATCCAACTTCGTCGTTATAATACTCGAGGTAGGTTTCTTCACCATCGAGTAGGTAATTGTTGTAGTAGTCTTTAGCAACGTCTATCTGCTCAAGATCCTCTTGCATTTCTATCGGATAAATACTTTTTAAACATAAAGTTTTATTATCAATAATTTGATAAATTTCCACGACTTGGCCAAGGACGGGATGCTCGAAATTAACATTGTACGTTTCATGATCCACTCGAAGTACTTTATTGACAATGTCGAGGCGTTTTAAAAACCCCATATCGACATATACTTCGGGCCATTGCCGTTCCTTTCTCATATTAACAAGGTTAAGGTAGATAGGTTATAATACCATAAACCACATTAATCTGCAATCAATCCAGTGCTATCAATCAGAGACCACAACCAAAAACCAGTCAAGTATCGCACTATTCGCGTGCGAGAGGAAGTCGCTCAACAACTCGATGAATGGCGCGATTTATTTGAGGACGCGTCAATGTCCGAGGTTATGTGGCGAATTTTTGCTTTGGCTCGCCGAGAGCTGAAGCGAGTGCGGGATAAAAAACGTAAAACCCGTGAAAGGTTTGTAACTGAACGTAAATCTGCTGAGAAACTTATTGACTTAGTAGACAAACCTGTTGTAGAATAGAGGGAGTCAGCCTTACTTCAATGGCACAACAATTTAAAAACTTCTTTCGTCAAAAACCTTGGATCGAGTATCAAGGGGATATTTATCGCCAACAACCTAAAACGGGGTATTGTGGCGTATGTGGGAAAAAGACCAATTATAAATCTGTCTTTGCTGTAGAGTACTGTTGCAGTGAGGAATGCTCTAGAGAACTTTGGTACGACGTTTTTGTTAAACTCATGACTGATAGAAAGCGAGGGAGGTGATATGACTACTTTCGTTCTCGGAAGTATTAAAGAGCAACTTTCTATTGCCCAGAATGAGGGCTCCTCGCAAGAGGAGCTACTCTTTTTATGGAAAAATAGTAAATCAATAGTAGTTCGGAAGGCTCTGGCTAGTAACTCAAATGCTTCTCCGGAAGTTCTACGTCAGGCATCTCGTCTGTACCTAGAGGAAGTGCTCAGTAATTCTGGGTTTTCTATGTTGCAACTTTTTGACGACGATCCTTGGATCAAAAACCTTTCCTTAGCATACTCCAGTCCGGATGATTTTTTACTATTAAGGAATAATAACTACGCGATTAGAAGAAAAACTTTCTCCAACGACACATATTGGTGGGCAATGTTGCTAAGCCCAAACCTCAAGTCTTCGTGGTGCTTAGAAAAGATCTTGTTAAGTATCAGTGGTACTACTCTAAAACGAGCAATTAAAAAACTTCAAGTACGAACTAAAATCTTCGATATCGCAATCTCAGGCAACGAATTATCCTTGTGTTCAGTTCTTGTCCTCTACAGAGAGGACTTGATAACCGACGAAGTTTTTTATCAGAGTCTTTGCAAATTTGGAATTTCATCGACCTCCACCTCTAAGTTTCTTTTTAAAAGGACTCTTGATCTTCTTCATAAGAAGTATTTCAATACAGAGGATGTTCTACTTAAAGAGCTCATTGCCCGAAACATTGCAGCGCTCCTTCTCGTAGTAAGGCTACATGCCTACTCTTGGATTGTTAGTAACAACTCTGATGAGATAGGAGAACTCTACACCAAGGTGCTAAAGTATATGCTCCCTCACCATAAAACAAAGAAATCCCTTACAAGGGACGGAGTGAGGAAGATCGGAACTATAGTCACCACGTACATTAGAAGGAGGTTCCTAAAAACGCCGACAACAGAGGCAATCACCAACGCCTACAACTACATTAAGGCAAATGAACTCACACCCTTCAAGTTTAGTGAGTTTGGGCTGATATTTACAAGCGAGAATGCAATTAATGGCATGCTATCCTGCTCTGACGAGGTAAAAGATTTTTTTGCGCGGGGAGGCTGCCTCGGTAATTGGGTGGCAGTCTCCGAAACTCCTAAATTTTACATTTTGAACGGGGTGAATGAACTCGCGTACCTTACCGGCGGACTAGACAATTTGCTTTTTAAGGAATGCACAATTCGTAAAATTATCGCTTTTGATAACACCTACGTACTCTGATCCGGCTTTATCCAGTACCTACTGACAAACACGGTTAGTTGCGGATCATACACCCCACTCTGCAATGCATATAGTTTCTCGGTATCCGAGCCATCCTCCTCCCTCCAGGTGATAAAGGCGGGAAGAGTGGCCTTGGATACCACTTTTTTTATGGCTAAGACTACCTGCTCTACCGTGGCTAAAACCCTAGTTTTGAACCACTTTTCAATATCTTCTATATCCTCCATAGGCAAGTGGCAAAAAGCGGCTAAAATTAGGCTTTTAATATCAAAATTACAGGCAGGAAGCGCCTCGATTGCGGCTTGGTGATCGAGGTATTTTTTCACTGCTCGCTGGTAACAATTAAATATTGAGAGGGTTTTGCGCTCTGGCAAGAGCGCGCCCAATTCCCGCTCTAGCAACATCAGCGCTCCGGCTATTGCCCCGGGCCCCATCTTCACAACATAGGATTTATCCACAACCTCCTCCATTGTAATCTTTTCCACTTTGCAAAACTGATTCTCCCACTCTTCAAGGATTTCAATTTGCTTAGCAGCTTTACTTGGTATTCTATTATTTTGGTTCCACTTAAACCCGTTCTGTTGAGCGAACTCTAGTCTGTTGGTAAAATCGCTTGGTAGTTTAGTAGTATCTAACTTTGCAACTTTACTATTTTGCTGAGGAGAATTCATAACTCCCTCGACCAACGACTTAACAGCATAGGGGGCATAGGCGTTGCCTTGTAGAGCCTTGGCCACCTTCACAATCTGGTTAATCCGACCTTTACTAAGTTTTATCTCTGAAATCTCAGTTCTCAACTCGCGGATTTCCAACTGAGCCTTAAGATACATGGCTTCCATGCGACTCTCTGCGGTTACTTGGTCACGTCTCAGCTCAAGGATATTTGCCTCCAGTATAGAAACCTTCTGAATAAAGGCCCCCATAGCTAATTTTAATCCATCGAAGTAGCGCCGGAGTTCTAGGTTAGTGAGCGAACGCTGGTCCAACTCAGCGAGTGAATAACTAAGTCTCTCCCTCGACTCGAGTGTAGTTATATCCTTAATTGAATAACTATCCTGTAGTAAAACTATATCGGAGTTATTAGCCATGTAGTTTAGCCGTTCAGTAAACTTTAAACCGTGGACACGCAAACCGCCATTTGTCCTACTCAAATGAGTAGTGTATGCGCAAAAATTCTTCTCAAAACCACCCCTCCCCCCCTCTCACAAAATTAGCTAAAAAGAGTGTGAAGAGGGGGGGTCCCCCATATCACATAGAATGCGCGCAGTGCATTTTTCAAAAAATAAAAGCCAGACACCGCAAGGACCGCAGTTACGCAAAACCACAAAATCTGCCCACATTCTACCAGTGAGCCGGGCAAAAGGGGACCCCCTCTCACATTTTTTAAGCCGTTTTTGTGCATTTTTTGGCCCTAAAATGTGAAGGGGGGTCTGTGTGTGAGGGGGATGGCCATTGTGAGGGGGTCACAAGCATGTGTCAATGGTTGCTAGGAAAATGTGTCAATATTGTGACAATGTATGGTAATATAGATTTATGATCCAGATCGTATACATAGCAATTTTGCTCTCTTTGCTATATCGCTTTTGGCCAATTTTCCTGGCCATTGGAATAGCATACTTTTTCTTTAGAAGTTGGAAGTGGCATAGGGCCCCGGACCCGCATATTGGCTACGTGGTGATCAAAGATGGCCTGGGTAAGTTTGGTATTACGAGAAAAAATGGCAAAACCGCCATTTTAGCTATAAAGAAGCGCTACAATTCCCAGCCACTAGAGGTGCTTTGGACGGGCAAATTCAGGGACCGGGAAGCAGCGTTTAACTTCGAGCGATATTGTAAGTCTCAAGTGAGACACATTGTAAAAGGACGGGAATGGATCAGCGTTGAGGAGGCCCGATGGTTGGCCAGGCGTCTTGGTGGCTGATAACGAGCTGGTTTTGGGTGCCACGAAGTGGCTACCCGCCATTGACAACCGCTCGAATCCATGATAGAATTGTCACATACTACAAAAATCATCGTTTAAAGACATGTAGAAAGACGTATTTAGTACAATAGTTTAGCACGGACTCTTACATTTTGCCTCTGCGCTGTGTAACCCCCTCCCCCACATTGTGACAATGCCTTAGGCATCAACGCAAGCATCAATCATTCTGCGTATGAACGCTGTGCGCTCTTGCCTGCTACAACGCACGGCCCACAGGCCCTAGATG